TGGTCGTCAGGGGTGTACCAATATGGGTGTAACCCAAGCAACTTGGGAAGCATGGGTTGGTCATCAAGTAACACATGACGATATGAAGGCTTTGACCCCCGACGACATTAAACCGTTGTATAAGAAAAACTTTTGGGCCTCCTGTCGTTGTAGCGAGCTTCCTGAAGGCTTGGATTATGCCTTGTATGATTTATCGGTAAATTCTGGTGTTGGTCGTGCTATCCGGTTTTTGCAAATGATCCTTGGAGTTACGGCTGATGGAGTTATGGGTGTCCAAACCATGCAAGCAGTTAAATCTGCTGATGACCGCGATCTGATTCGTAAGCTCTGCAACTACCGTCTTACCTTTTTGCAGGGACTGCCAGATTGGAATAGATATGGTATAACGTGGGGGAACCGAGTGGCATCGGTTGAGAAAACCGCAATTAGCATGACCGGATAGGTAAATGGCGACCTCTCAGACTGGAATGACCTTCAACGAGCTTCAAACCGACATCCAGAATTATCTGGAGCGCGGAGCTTCGGCTGCGGTTGATCCAATTGTTTATCAGCAAATACCCCGCCTTATTACGTTGGCTGAACGCCGCATTATTGCCGATCTGAAGATTGAAGGGTTTATTGTTGCGGTAACAACAAACCTTGAAGCTGGCGTATCTGTATATCCAAAGCCTGATCGTTGGCGCACAACCATTTCTCTTAACTTTGGTACTGGAACGGGAAATGCTACCCGTACTCCAATTTTTCCACGTAGTTATGAGTACGTCAGAAACTATTGGCCTGATGAGTCTCAAACGGGTCAACCCAAATTTTACGCTGATTATAACTACAACAATTGGATTATTTGTCCGACTCCGGATCAAAACTATCCAATTGAAATCCTGTATTACGAGCTTCCAGCCCTACTTAGCGATTCAAACCAAACCAACTGGATCACTGAGTACGCCCCACAATTGGTTCTTTATGGTGCGCTATTGGAAGCTACGCCATTCTTAAAGAATGATGAGCGTATTCCTGTTTGGAAACAATTTTACTCCGAGGCTGTCGCTGCGATCAATCAGGAAGATTTGAAGCGCATTGTTGACCGCAGCACAACCAGAGCCGAGGCTTGATATGAGTTACACTGAAGTATTTGGCGGTTCTACTATTTACCCAAGTCAGGCTTCGTATTTTGCTGTTGATCTAAGCACCCAAGACATTGTGCTTCAATGGCCGCTTGAGACTGTCCCGTCTACCAATGTTGCCGCCAGCATTATTGACGTTAACTGTACTGCCTCGGGCCGTAGTGTGTTTTTGCCATCTGCTGCTTTGGCATCGCAAGGTCAAACAATCTTATTCAATAACGTCGGAACAACCACGTTTACCGTTCGGGATGCTGGTGGCAATACCATTATGTCGGTTGATTCTGGTTTGCTTTGGCAAGTTTATGTTACCGATAACACTTCGGCTAACGGCGCGTGGCAAGTTCTTCAATATGGGGCTGGCATATCTTCGGCCACAGCTGGAGCGTTGGCTGGATATGGAATCAAAGCAATTGCCTCAACGCTCAACCAATCACAAAGCGTTAGTTCATTTAACTCCAATTATACAACGGGCAGCACAGATCGTTCTAAACTTCTTGTATGGACGGGTGGCGTTGGAACTCTTACTCTACCATTAGCAGGGACCATTGGTAATGATTGGTTTATCAGTATCAGGAACCAAGGCACTGGGAATCTTACGATTGACCCAGCGGGCAGTGATCTGATTGATGGTGGGTTAACCAAGGACATACCACCCACTAATTCATGCTTTATTGTTTGTGATGGAACCGGGTATTACACTATTGGGTATGGTCAGAATGTTAACTTTGCATTTAACTATACATCCATTGCGGTAGCTGGCACGGGAAACTATACGCTTTCAACCGCAGAACAAAACAAAATTGCCTATCGTTTTACAGGTGTATTGACAGGCAATCGCGTTATTATTGTTCCTCCAACAGTTCAACAATATTGGGTAGATAATTCTACAACTGGCGCGTTTTCTCTTACAATTAAAACAGCATCTGGAACCGGATATGCTGTTGCACAAAACTCACGCGCTATTCTTTATTGCGATGGAACCAATGTTGTAAACGCAGCAACTGCTGGCATTTCAACTCCAATATCCATTGCAAACGGCGGTACTGGAGCTACTACTGCTGGCGCAGCTTTAATTAATTTGGGCGGCGGTTCAACAGGTATTTCCGTATTCCAATCTACAACGACAACTGAAGCCTTGACCAATCTTGGCGGCACAGCAATTGGTCAGGCTCTTTTTACAACTCCAGCATCCATTGCAACTTTTAGCACTTTAGTTGGTGGTAGCGGATATGTAAGCAGCAATTATTATAATATCCCGCTCACTGGTGGTTCTGGTGCTGGGGCAACCGCAGATATGATTGTATTTGGCGGGTCCGTTACGCTTATTGTTCTTAATAACCCCGGCATTGGGTATGGCGTTGGTGACATTCTTTCGGTAAATAACACATACCTTGGTGGCACTGGTGCTGGGTTTAGTGTCACGGTAGCAACAATTACAGCCGCTGCTGCACGAGCTACGTTGGAAGTTTATTCAACGTCCCAAACTGATAGCATTGCTTTGGCTTATGCAGTGAGCCTTGGCTAATGGCTAGTCGCCCACTTCACATTCAATCTAAACCCGGTATCAAACGCGATGGAACCGTGTTTGAAGGTGACTTTTATGTGGATGGGCAGTGGGTTAGGTTCCAGCGCGGGTTGCCTCGCAAGATGGGCGGATACCGCCATATCACTAGCGGTTTCAGCGGTTTATCTCGGGGTATGTATACATATCCATTAAATGGTTTGTTATACACTACATCTGGTAGTTCTGGTTTGCTGCAATCTATGACTATTGATTCAAGTGGTATTGGATCAGCGGTATACGACCGGACACCATCGGCCCTTGTTGCAAATGCCAACAATATGTGGTCGCTTGATGCTATCTTTGATACGGCAACGGCTGGCACAGCTTTAATTGCCCATGCTGCTACAAACCTTAATGACATTGCCAGTTCATCTAACTTCCAAATTTATGGTGGAGACATATCCGTCAATACAGCCTTGTCTCCGCTTGGTGGAACATCCCCATCGGTATCTGGTGGCATTATGGCACTTTCTCCGTACTTGGTAGCTTATGGCAACAATGGTTATGTTGCTTGGTCTGCTCCCGGCGATCCTACTGATTGGACAACGGCATCGGGCGGCGGTGCAGCCTATGTAACGGCTCAGAAAATTGTTGCTGGTATTGTTACCCGTGGCGGCTCCACTAACTCACCATCTGCTCTTCTATTCAGCTTGGACAGTGTAATTCGTATGTCGTTTATCGGCAGTACGGCAGCTGGCTCCAACCCGACATTTTCCTTCGATACTATTTCGGATATGTCGTCGATCTTATCGTCCCAGTCGGTCATTGAATACGATGGCATTTATTATTGGTGCGGCTTGGATAGGTTTTTGTCGTATAATGGCGTAGTTAGAGAAGTACCCAATAACCTCAATCTTAACTTCTTTTTTGATAATTTGAATTATTCTCAACGCCAAAAAGTATTTGCAACAAAGGTTCCTCGGTTTGGTGAAATTTGGTGGTGCTACCCATCTGGAAGCTCAACGGAGTGTGATCGTGCTGTCATTTACAATGTTCGTGAACAAACTTGGTACGACACTGTTTTACCTAATGGTGGCCGCAGTAATGGTCAATTTGCTAGGGTATTTCAGTATCCGGTGATGATAGGCACAACTACCGACAACGCCGTATCTTCGCTTGGTACACTTGTTGGCGGTTCAACCTACACCAATGGTTCATACTACAATGTGGCTACCGTTAATTCATCGAGCGTTAAGGGATCGGGAGCTACAGTCAATGTTACCGTTTCCGGGAATACTGTTACCAGCGTAACGCTTGTTTCGGGAGGAACCGGATATTCGGTTGGCGATGTCTTGACCGTATCTTCATCTTTGATTGGCGGGACAGGAACCGGATTTACCATTAATGTTGCAACATTAACTGGATATAGCCTCTGGCAGCATGAATATGGTGTCAATGAGTTAAACGGTTCGTTTATCAATCCAATTGAAAGTTACTTTGAAACGAGTGACATTTCTGTTGCCGCAGCTGAACAATCGCAAAACAAAAGCCTTCGCATTACCCTTATCGAACCCGACTTTGTGCAGTCTGGGCCAATGACGGTATCGGTTTCGGGTCGCTCTAATGCCCGTGCAGCTGAAATTACATCTGAAGAAATGATGTTCCCAGATGTTCCAAGTATCACATCTCCTCCTGAACAGGTAGTGTTTTTCAAAACCATTCGTCGTGAAATGCGGTTTAGGTTTCGCAGCAATGTGATTGATGGTGATTATCAAATGGGTCTTTGCTTGGCTCACGTTGAACCAGCGGACGGTACATTGCTGGGAGCCGTGCAGTCGTGATTGGTATTGACCCAAGAAACATGGAAGTAATGGAATGGGCAGACAAGATGACACCCGTTCTCAATACCTATGGTGATGTCGGGAAATTAGATAGTCCTGACAACTGGCAAAATTGGGCAACTGGTGTTATTCTTATCAATCAAAAGTGGCAGAGCGTTGCACCAATTCCATATCAGTACACAGATTGGCGTGATTGGGCCGAGAGATTCTTACAGGTGATACCATGATGGCACAAAATCTCCGTCCAGTTTCTCTTAACTTTACCCCTCCTCGTCCGTATGCCCAAGGTGGTTTAGCCTCAAAGGCAGAAGACGTAAAAGGCGCTGGTCGTGGTGGCGACACCATGCTTGTTCACGTTAATCCTATTGAATACAAGTGGCTTCAGAAGAATTTTGGTGGCGGCACTAATCCAAAAACTGGATTGCCTGAGTTTTCATTTTGGGATTACCTTCTTCCAGCAGCAATGAATGTTATTGCTCCGGGTATTGGTGGCGCAATTGGCGATACCATTGGTAGTATCACAGGTACTGCTCTTCCATCTGGCATTACTACTGCTCTAGGTGGCGCATTATCAGGCGCTGGCATCAATGCTTTAACAGGGAACAATGTAGGGACTGGCGCGATTGTCGGCGGTCTTTCTCCAACTGTTCTTGGCGCTTT